CGCAAAAGCAATGTGGGATGCTGGGAAAATAATGGCAAATAATTTTATTAATCAAAATAAAAATTCAAGTAAAATGAATAAAGTTGCAAACAAGCTCGGTTTAATTGCCGATGCAAATGAAGATTCAATTATTGCTGCAATTAATGCTTTACAAAATAAAGCTGAGGATGACAGTAAGAAATTGAAAAAAATGGAAGATGACTACGCCGAAGCAAAAGCTAAATTAGGCGAAATGGAAGACAAATTAGCCGAAGCAAAAAAGAAAGCCGAAGCTGCTGATGAAGATAAGGAAAAAGCCGAGGACGAAGCTAAAGCAACCAAAGCAAAGAATATGGTTGAAGGCTTTGTGAAAATCGGTAAAATTAAAAATGAAGCCGTTGAAAAATGGACTGCTAAAGCGGTTGATGATTTTGATGGTGTAAAAGAGTTATTGGAAGATTTGCCAGTGAATGGTAAGGCTCCTGTAATGAATAGTATCACAGGTGGAAGTGATGCAAGTGCTGACCATTTGCAAACTATGGTGATTGCAAACACTATGAATGAGATTAGAAACAAAATTGAAACAAAATAAATCACAATTAAAATTAAAGTAAGATGTCAGAAGCATTGAACATTACCGATACCTCGTGGAGTGGCCCTGCTGCGAGTTATATGGTTACTCGTGCAGTAGTTGCTGCCGATACAATTCAAAAGGGCTGTATTTATGTTGAAGATGGTATCCGTAAAAAGAAAACCATCCCTCGTGTTGAAGTTTCAAATTTTATGCAAAAGCGTACTGCTACACCTACAAGCAAGGGTAGTGTTGATGTTGATGGTAGAGTTTTAACTCCAGCCGATTTAATGCTTTATTATGAGTTCAACCCTCGTGATTATGAGCAACACTTCTACGCTGAACAATTGCAACCTAAGTTATTAGGTCGTGAGTTGCCAGTAACTGCTGAAAACTTTATGATGATGCAGACAATGAAGCGTTTAAATGAGTTTTTTGAACACGCTATTTGGAGAAGCCGTGTGCAGTTTGACCCAACAGGGGATGCTGTAAATCCAACAACAAAGGGTGAGGTTGCAAGTGGTTCACCATTCTATGATAGTGATGGTTTACCAGCATTATTCTATTTTGATGGTCTTTTGAAAAAAGCATTAGATGCTGCAAGTGACCCAACAAATCCTACGGTTGTTGTTAGTTCTCCGCAAACTTTAGTTGCAGGAACTGCTGGAGGCGGTCAAGAGAACATTGGCGATGCGTTTTTACGTTGTTTAAATTCAGTACCAAAAGCATTGTTATTCAAATATGGTGCTGCTGGTTTGAAATTTCACGTTAGCTACGCAACTAAGTTGATTTATGAAGAGTGGTTGACTACAACTGCTGTTTATAAAAACAACAACTTCACAGAGCAAGGACAAAACCTTTACAAAGGCTATACAGTAGCTCCTTTGGCTGGTATGCCTGATAATACTATTGTTGTTTGTATTTCTAAGCCAGATGTTGATTCTAACTTATGGTTAGGTATCAACTCAACAGAGGACAATCAATTGCAGTTAATGAGATTGCAAAACAATAGCGAATTGTTCTTTGTTAAAGGGTTGGTTAAAATGGACACGCAAATTGGATTTGCAGACCAATTAGTGATTTACACAACAATCACAGCTTAATTATTAACTTGGTAGCCCTTTGGGGCTACTTTATAAAAATTTATTTAAAATGAAAAAAATAATCTTTCTTTTAATGTTTGCCTTTGTTGGCTTAGTTTCAAACGCACAGCATACTACGCCAAGATTTGGCACAGTACCTGGGGATGATAATACAGGACGTGTGTTGACTTATAAATATATAAGTTCAACAGATGGAAGTGGTGCAGACAGTCTTTATTTAATTCCAAGTGCTTACAAAACAATTATAAGAGTTGCATTAACAGATAGCTTTACTTTAAAAAATCCAAGTGTGATTAAATCTTATACTGGGGATAATATTGTAATAGTTGCAAGTGGTGGAAGTGGTAAAAAATTAAAGTTTACTGGTGCCAATTGGTTAAGCACAGGAACAGCTACTTTATCAAGTGTAGGTAGAGCCGTTATAACATTTATATTTGACGGAGCTAAATGGGTTGAAGTAGATAGAACAGTACAATAGTATTTAACTAAAAAGGGCTGCTAATTGTAGCCCTTTTTAAAAACAAACTTTTATGAAAATAGAAATAATAAAAAAAGCTGTAGCACATTTACCTCACGTTAAAACTGTTTGGGTAGATGGTAACAATATTTTTATCCACGAAAGAAAAGGTGCTGAAAAAGTGGAATTGGATAGTGTTGTTTCACAGCCAAGTGAACCAGTTGCATCGGTTACAGAACCAACAGTAGAACCAACAGCACAACCAAGTGAACCAGTTGAAAAAGCGGACACAACATCTACTAACAAGAAAAAATAATTACAATGGCATTAAATGACATAGTATTCGTTAAAGGGCAAGGTGGCTTAGGCAGACCAGCACAAGGCGAAGATTTTATTAGCGGTTTATTGCTATATTCTAACAATTTACCAAGTGGATTCGATTCAACACATAGGGTAAAACCTGTATTAAGTGTTCAACAAGCCGAAGCATTGGGAATTGTAAACGATTATAGCGATGCCACCGCAGCAGAAGGAGCTGTAATATTTGCAAATGTTGGTAATGATGGAGATTTTATTAATGTTAAAGTAACAGAAATTAATGGAGTAATTGATTTAGGTACTTATACTAAAGACTCTTCACAAACAACTACAGCAGAACAAGCAACAGCATTAGCAGCTGTAATAAATGCAGGCACATATTCACACGGATATACAGCTACAGGTTCTGGTGATGCTTGTGTTATTGATGCACCTAAAAGAAATGGTATATTTTTAAACACAGGAACACCTATAGCGGTAACAAGTAATGCTGGTTCAGCTATAACTGTTGATTTAACAATTGCACAATTTGCCGATGGAACATCAAGCACATTTGCTTTATACCATTACCACGTTAGCGAGTTCTTTAGATTAAATCCTACAGGTAAATTATTTATTGGCATTTACCCTACATCAATGAGTTATGACTTTGCA